TGTTGCATGGGAGCAGGCGCTGGCTCGGGTATTTCTGACCGACAAGGAGCTGGACCAGGTGTACTTCAAGTTCAACGAGCGCGCCCTGCTGCGCGGCACACTGAAAGACCAGGCTGACTTCTTTACCAAGGCGCTCGGTGCTGGCGGCCATGGCCCATGGATGTCTCAGAACGAAGTCCGTGGCCTGTCTGAAATGCCACGCTCTGCTGATCCGACTGCCGATCAGCTGCGCAACCCAATGACACAAAAGGACAACAGCAATGTGCCTGATAAAGCTGCCTGAAATCCGTGCAGACATCCAGCTGGGTGACATTCAGTTCGACATGCGTCCCGATGCCCTGGAGCGCTGGGACCCTGGAGTAGTGGCTGCCGATAGCTCCGACAAGTCGATCTCCATCTATGGCCGTATCGGTAAGACAGACGACGGCACTGGCATTACGGCAAACCGCATCGGCGCTGTTCTGCGTGCGATAGGTAAGCAGGACATCGTGGTGAATGTGAACTCGCCTGGCGGTGACTTCTTTGAGGGAGTGGCAATCTACAACCTGCTCCGAGAGCATCAGGCCAAGGTGACGATGCGCGTGCTTGGCGTAGCAGCGTCTGCTGCATCGGTTATTGCCATGGCGGGCGATGAAATCCTGATGGGTGATAGCTCCCACATCATGATTCACAACGCATGGGCCGTCGCAGTGGGTAACCGGCATGACTTCACCGAAGCCGCCGGCCGCTTGGCGGTATTCGATGCAGCTATGGCCAAGGTGTATGCGGAACGCTCCGGCGCCAATGCTGAAGAGGTGGCTGCCATGATGGACAAGGAGACCTGGATCACCGCCGAGGCTGCTGTTGCCAGCGGTTTCGCCACCGGCCTGCTTCCTTCTTCATCGCTATCCCATACCGAAGCATCGTGCGGCCAGCAAAAGGCAATGGCCATTGTGGAAGCCGCAATGGCAAAAGCCGGCCACTCCCGCGCTGGCCGCCGCGAAGTATTCAAGACCCTTTTTTCTGGCAAGCCGAGCGCTGCCGAAGCTGCCATGCCGCGCGCTGGCGAAGAAGTAGCCCTGCTTCAATCCCTGACTAATTCTTTGAGAGTGTGAACAAATGAACAAATCGATTCCCCGCGGCCTGCTGGCCGTACGTGCCGAGGGCACCCCAGAAGTCAAAGCGGCGGTAGAGGCGCTGCAGAAGAGCTTTTCTGACTTCCGCGCCGAGCACACTCGCCAGCTGGAAGACATGCGCAAAGGCCTGCCGACTGGTGACCAAGCTGGCAAGGTAGAGCGTATCAACGCAGACGTCGACCGTCTGCAAAAAGAGCTGGAAGACCTGCATGTCAAAATGGCCGCGAATACCGGCACCAGTGCTGAAGGTGGCAAGCGCGATCCGGAATACTCGGCAGCCTTCATGGCCTACATGAAGAAAAACGAAGCCCAGGCCGCCCTGAATAAGGGCGCCGATACTGACGGTGGCTTCCTGACCCCGACCGAGTGGGATCGCACCATCGGCAGTAAGCTGAAGCTGGTATCGCCGATGCGCTCTCTTTGCCAGGTCCAAACCATCTCGACCAATGCGTTTTCCAAGCTGTTCAGCATCGGTGCTCCGAATAGTGGCTGGGTCGGTGAATCCGCCGCCCGTCCCGGCACTGGCAATGGTCAGTTCCAGCAACTGAAGTACGAAACTGGGGAAATCTACGCGAACCCTTCTGCTACTCAGCAAATCCTGGACGATGCCGAGATCGACTTGGAAGTATGGCTTGCCGGTGAGGTTCAAGATGAATTTGCCAAGCAGGAGAACATTGCGTTCCTGTCTGGCGACGGTTCGAACAAGCCTTTCGGTCTGCTGACCTATGTTGCGGGTAACGCTAATGCCGCCAAGCACCCGTACGGCGCCATTGCGAAGGTGGCCAGCGGTTCGGCGGGCGGCATTGTCGCAGACAGCATCATCAGCCTGATCTACGACCTGCCGTCTGCCTTTGCGGCCAACGCGTCGTTCATCATGAACCGCAAGACCCAGTCGGTCATCCGCAAGCTGAAAGATGGCCAAGGCAACTACCTGTGGCAACCATCCTATGCTGCCGGCGTGCCGGCCACGCTGGGTGGCTATGCCATCACTGAAGTCCCGGACATGCCCGATGTTGCCGCCAATGCCCTGCCTATCATGTTCGGTGATTACAAACAGGGCTACCTGATTGTCGACCGCATCGGCATCCGCGTACTGCGTGACAACCTGACCAACAAGCCGTATGTCAGCTTCTACACCACCAAGCGTGTCGGTGGTGGCCTGCTAAATCCTGAACCGCTGCGTGCGCTGCAAATTGCTGCATAAGCAGGTGTAAGAACCAACCAGGGCGGCTTCGGCCGCCCTTTTTCATGGAGGCGAACATGCCCAAGTATTTCAGCAAGCCTTTCCGTGGCGTAAAGAGCCAGGAAATCTACCCGACCGAATTTCAGGCTGGCGATGAGTGCCCGACGGAGCTGGAAGAAGCCGCCAGCGAACTCGGCGTACTGGCCGGCAAGAAGACCACTGGCCGCCAGCAGGCGGGTGAAGCGGCGGAACAATCGCAGAACGAGGGTGAGTAATCATGCCGCTCATCAGCCTCGACATTGCCAGGCAGCACTGCCGTGTTGAGCAGGACGAGACCGATGCGCTGATGACGATCTACCTTGGTGCCGCAGAACAGTCTGCCATTGACTATCTGGGGCGCCAGGTATTTGCCACGCAGCAAGACCTCGACACGGCTAAAACAGCAGGCACTGCGGGGGATAATCCCATCGTGGTGAACTACGCTATTCGTGCAGCGATTTTGCTCACGCTTGGCCACCTGTACATGAATCGCGAAGATGTGGTGGTCGGTGTTTCAGCGGCAGAAATGCCGCGCGGCGCACGTGACCTGCTGCGCCCGCATCGCATACCGCCGGGGGTGTAAATGCGCGCCGGACAGCTCAAGAACAGGATCACCCTACTGGCTTATGTGGCCACCGGCCGTGACAGCATGGGACAGCCCACCAAGGGCTGGGAAGAGAAGCCCCCCATCTGGGCGGACGTGCGCTTCATCAGTGGGCGCGAGTTCGTACGTGCCGACAAGGAAACGTCAGAAGCCACTGCCAGTATCCGCATCCGCGCACGTCCGGTGACCACGGCCATGCGCGTACGCTACAAGGGCGTGCTCTACGACATCAGGGCCGTCTTGCCGGCCACTAGTGGCGAGTACATCGACCTAGCAGTAGCCGAAGTGAAGGCCACGCAATGACCAAAGCCACAGTTGGCCGCGACGCCATCGGGATTGGCTTCGATGACTCGGCGATTGTGCGCGGGCTGCATGAGCTGGCCGACAAAGTGCGTGGCGAGGTGATGATTGCCGGTGCCGCAGCAGCAGCTCGGGTGCTGGCTGATGAAATGAAGCAGCAGGTACCGGAAAAGTCGGGCCGCCTGCGTGACTCAATCTACCGCTATTACGACGAAAAGCGCTCGGTGCCTGGCCGCCAGATTTACCTGGTCGGCGTGAACAAGCGTCTGGCGCCGCACTGGCACCACATCGAGTACGGCCACTGGCGATACAACAAGATCGTCAACGGTCGCCCAATGAAGGCCAAGACCAAGGCCAACGCGAAGAACAAAACGCCCGGCGTGCTTGATCCAGCCATCTACGACCTGCCCGGCGCCCTGTCGCGGCCGGTGTGGGTACCGGCCAAGCCTTACATACGGCCAGCGTACGACGCCAAGATCAACCCCGCCCTGCAGGCCGCGCTGGCGCGCATGCGGGAAAAACTGAAAGGGAAAGACTGATGCAAGAGGAACAGATGGTGGCTTTACTGTCGCCACTAGTGGCCGGCCAGATCTACCCGGACACCGCACCGAAAGATACGCCTCCGCCCTACATCGTCTGGCAGCAGGTGGGTGGCCAGCCCATCCAGATGCTTGGCGGTACCGGCAGTCATACCCGCCCGCGCATACAGCTCACCTGGTGGGCAGCTAGCCGGTTGGAGGCTTGCCAGCTGCGCGACCAGATTCAGGCCACCATGGTTGGCACACCGCTTTTTGCCGAAATCACCACCGGCCCTGTTGCCGATCATGAGCCAGCGCAGGGGCTGTATGGCTTCCGCCAAGACTACTACCTGGGGGTGCCATGACGACGCCACGCATCACGGCAGGCTCAACGCTTTGGATAGCGCTGGCAGCCCCGGCTACCCAGGCTGCTGCGGGCTATGCGGCTTTAGCGTTCGTACGGATTCGCGGCATCCGGCAGGTGGGCGACCTGGACGAACAGTGGGAGGTCAGCGTGACCGAGCTGGCCAATCGTGACCTGCCGCTTGTCTCCAAGCTGCGCCGTCAATTGCCTGCGCTGACGCTGGAGGCTTATCCGCTTCGCAGTGGGGATGCAGGCCAGGCACTGCTTGTGCAAGCAAAAGATCAGGATGCACCGGCATCGTTCATGCTCATGCAGCCTGATAGTGCCCCTACTTACTTTTCTGCTCAGGTGACCGGCCGGCGACGCAGTGGCCTGTCCAGTGGCCAACTTGCTACGCAGCACTTTGGGCTGCAGCTTACCACTCACCCGATAGACGCTTAACTGCAACCACCCTGCCCGCCCTGAGCGGGCTTTTTGTTTTAGGAGACACCCATGGCTGTATTCCTCCCCAATGGCGCTACGCTGCGCCTGGCCGCCACCTACGGTACGGCCAAAGCAATCACGGCAATCAGCAACGCCAACCCGGCTGTTGCTAGCTCCACAGCTCACGGTTTCACTGCAGGCTCGATTCTGGAAGTAACTTCCGGCTGGCCGAAGCTGAACGGTCGTGCCGTGCGCGTTGGCTCCGCACCGGCTACTGATAGTTTCAAGCTTGAAAACTTCGATAGCACCGACACCACCCTGTTCCCTAGTGCCAGTGCACCAGGTAGCGCGCGCGCCGTGCTGACCTGGGTTGATCTGCCGCAGGCTCTCGAATTCAGTACCAGCGGTGGTGAAACCCAATTCGCCAACTACCAGTTCCTGGAATCCGATACCGAACAGCAGATTCCCAGCGGCTTCAGTGCCATGTCGATTCAGGTCACCATCGCTGATGATCCGACGCTGGCCTGCTACCCGGTACTGCGCGCGGCGTCGAATACCCGCAAGCCCATCATCCTGATGCTGACGCTGCCGAATGGCGGCCAGATTCCGTACAACTGCTTCGTGAGCTTCAACGACACCCCGACCCTGTCCAAGGGCAACGTGATGACCGTTAAGCCGTCGTTCGCGCTGATTGCCCAGCCGGTACGTTACTAACCCGTCACCCCGCCTAGTGCGGGGGAATTCTGGAGCTCAACATGGCCCGCAAACTGGTTCTAAAACCCGACCCCACCTTCCGCGCTGTGGTGGCTATCCACCAGCCAGAAGGCGAGCCCGCGGAAGTGGAAATGGTGTTCAAGCACCGCAACAAGGACGAACTGAGAGAGCTGTCCAACCAGCTCACCAATAAGGATGACGTGGCGCTGGTCAAGGAAATGGCCACTGGCTGGGATCTGGCTGACGACTTCAACGACGCCAATATCAAGCGCCTGGTTACCGACCATCACGCTGCCGCCGTTGCGATCTGGAATACCTACGTCGACAAACTCACCGGCCTGCGCCTGGGAAACTGAGAGAGGCCGCCCGCGCCCTTTTCGAACCCGGTGCGAACGAAAGCCAGCTGGGTGCCTTTGGTCTTACTGCCGAGGACGTGGCAAACGCACCAGTAGAGGTGTGGCCGGACGTGTGGCCCGCCGTGCTGCTACTGCAGCGGCTGCGTACCCAGTGGCGAGTTGGCATGGGCGGCGCGGTCGGCCTCGATTACGGCGTGATGTACCGGATGATGGACCGCATGGACCTGGACAAGGAAGCCTACAACCAACTGGAGGCTGACATCCAGGTAATGGAAGACGAAGTGCTGGCGATGCTGGCCGAGGGAAAAGAGTAAAGCCGCCCGTGGGCGGCTTGATCAACCTTCTGCTACTTGCACAGCAATGGTGGGAGAAGAGTCTTCCTGAAAGGTGATATTGATGGATGCGTCTGCGATGGTCTCGTCAAGCTCGTCCTTAAGTGACTGCAATAGGCTACGCAGATCGGCCATTGTGATCGATGGGCTACAAGTGATGTTTAAAGTGACGCAGCGCCCGCCTCCGGGGGAGTCAACGCTACGTTCAAGCCTAGAAACTATCTCAGCGTTCAGAGACCTGCTGTTCGCCTGGGCCAGTTCTTGAAGTTCATCTTTGAGCTCAGCCGGCATGCGGAGCTTGAACTGTGGGTCTTCTCTACTCATGGAGACACAATAATAAACCACGGTGGTGTTGACAATGGTACCACCGTGGTTTAACTTCATACCTATGAACCACGGTGGTTCATAACAACAGGAAGAATTCAAATGAAAGATGCGCGCCAGATTCAGCCAACACCCGTTCGCCTCCCTGATGATCTGAAGGTCTGGATCAAACACAAGGCCATCGACAATCATCGCAGCATGAACAGCGAAATTATTGCCCGCCTGGAAGAGAGTCGCAAAAGGGATGGTGACGATGCAAAGGCCGCATGAAATGAGTAAAGCCCCGGCAGCGGGAACTGGCGGGGCTTTTGTAAACCAAATTCTGTCAAGGAATCTGTGATATGGAATCTATTACCAACACCAAGCCAAGTCAACCCGAAGTGGCCCATTTCGGTGTGAAACTTTACAAGGACGGTCGCATTGAGCTGACCAACACCGGTGATACAAGCGCCCTGCTCCACTTTCTGGGCCAGGCCATCGCCAACATGAACAGCCAGATCGCTGCGTGAGGTGTGACATGGAACTGATCAAGATCGAGCATGGCCGCATCGGCGACAACAGCGTGCAAACCATCAATGCCCGTGAACTGCATGCTTTCCTGGAGGTGGGCAAGGACTTTGCCACCTGGATCAAGGACCGTATTGAGCAGTACGGCTTCCTTGAAAATCAGGACTTTATTTGCTCCCCGATTTTGGGGAGCAATGGTCGCGGAGGACACAACCGCAAGGACTACCACCTCACCCTCGACATGGCCAAGGAGCTGGCTATGGTGGAGCGCAACGACAAAGGCAAGCAGGCACGCCAGTACTTCATCGACTGCGAGCGCCGCGCCAAGCATGCCCCGCAGCCGGAGCTGTCCAGGCTGGAGCTGCTCCAGATGGCCATTGACAGTGAGCAAGGCCGTTTGGCGGCTGAGAAGAAAAACATGCTGCTGGAGAACAAGGTGATCGAACTGGCGCCCAAGGCGCAGTTCCATGACGACATTGCCAGCGCCATCAACTGCCAGACGTTTGACGAAGTAGCCAAAGAGCTGGGTACGGGTCGCATTCGCTTGTGCCGGTGGTTGCGAGAACAGGGCTACTTGATGGCAAACAACGACCCCTATCAGCGCTATATCGACATGGGGCTATTCAAGATGGTGCCGCGCACCCGTCGCGACAATAGAAGCGGAGAGACCATCAGCTACAACAAAACGCTGATAACGGGCAAAGGGCTGACTCATATCCACAAGCGGATAAAAGGTCTGCCAATCGAGCTCCCTGCAAACGACTACCACACGGAGAATCGAGCTTGAAAGACTTGATGCCATTCCAGCTCAATCCATGCCAAGGCTGCAGCTCGTTTGACCTGTTTGATGGCGAACCAACCTGCTTCAGTCTCGTACGCTGGGAAGGCGCGGTGCCGGACGACCCGCCGTGCCACTCGGAATACGTTGAGCCAAGCACAGCTAACGGACGCCACAATCCGGTTTAAAGAATATCGGCATTCATGTACCCTTCCGTCATTTCCAAGCAATGATGGAGGGGTTTATGCGTGTTTTTTTTGCGGTTGCCATTGCAGTCATCGCGCTGCAATCTGGCTGCGCTCAGGTGCATTACCGCTATCCAGAGCAGACAGCAAGCTATGGCCAGTCACCTAGCAATATCGAACAGCAGATCAAAGATCGAATGCAGGGCTTCTTGAAAGACCCATACAGTGCACAGTACAGAATCCTCAGTGCGCCCAAAAAGGCTTACTACAACGCTACCGATGGTGGCATTCAATGGACTGGCTATGCAGTGAAATTCTCCGTGAATGCAAAGAATAGCTACGGCGCTTATGTAGGTGAGAAGCCATACATTGCCATTTTTAATGACGGAGAGCTTGGGAACATACAGGACCCCGCTCGTATGCAATGGATTGACGGTCGATTCACAAATAGACCCATTAATTACATGGAATAGGCCATTGCCCGTTACAACGCCCCGCACTTGCGGGGCTTTTTCTTTTGGGGAAAACCATGACTGATACGACCATCGGCAAGGGCGTTGTAGAAGTCGAAATGCGTGATACCGGCGTAGAAGCAGGTGTTGCGCGTATCGAGAAGTCCCTGGATACCTTGGGCGTTCGCGCCAAGGCAGCAGGCCAGACAGCTGCTGATGGCGTTAGCCAGATTCCTGCCAGCACCGAGAGCGCGGAAAAGCGCATTGAGGCATCAACGCGAAGCATCGCTAACGCTATTCAGCGCCAAATCGCCATGCTGGAGGCTGGCAATAAGACTACGTCCGAGTACTACACCCTGCTGGCGCAGCAGCGCGGCGTCGACCCTGCCCGGCTAAAGCCTTACCTTGACCAGCTGGACAAAGCGAACGCCAGCCAGCAGCAGGCCAGCCGCACAAGCGGTGAAATGTCGAACGCCATGCGCACCCTGCCCGCGCAGTTCACCGACATTGCTACCAGCCTGGCAGGCGGCCAAGACCCGATGCTGGTGTTCATCCAGCAGGGCGGCCAGCTGAAAGACATGTTTGGCGGCGCTGGCCCCGCGGCCAAGGCCATGGGCCAATACATCATGGGGCTTGTAACTCCGTATACGGCAGCGGCCGCCGCTGTTGCGCTGATTGGTGCCGGCTTCGTGAAGGCCCAAAAAGACTCTGAAAACTTCGCACGTAGTCTGCTGCTATCCGGCAATGCAGCAGGAGCAACCAAAGATCGGCTGCGTGAAATTGTGGCTGCCACTCGTGATGCCTATGGCCTGGATGTCGGCAGTGTCAAAGACGTCACAAAGTCCGCAGTAGCTTCCGGAGCATTTGGACCATCCACACTAAAGCCAGCAATCGAAGCTATGTCGATGCTGCAGAACCTCAGTGGGAAAACTGCTGATGAGGTAGTAAAGGACTTCTCTGGCATGCGCGCCGGTGCAGCAAAGTGGGCAGCAGACTACGCGACACAGTACGGGCTGATTAGCACTACAGACCTGAAGCATATCTCCGATCTTGAGCGTACTCAGGATACGGAAGCAGCCATGCAAGAGACCATCAAGCTGGTGACTGTGGCACTTCGTGAGCGCCTTGGCGTACTGGAAAGCGAGAAAAGCGTTGTCACTAAAATCACCGAAGGCTGGGGGATGCTTTTTGCCACGGTAGGTGACAAGGTGGGGAAGGCATTTGCTACTCCCACTCAGAAAGAAAAGCTTGGTGAGCTGAAGGAGCAGCTAAAAGAGGCTGAAAACAGCCTGCTAAAACTTCAGACGGCTGCATTTACACCAGAGTATGTCATTCAGCAGCGGCAGAAATTCGTACAAAGCATTCGTGACGAGGTGGCCGCACAAGAGCGCGCAATAGCAGCATCAGAGCACAAAGCAGATGCGGATGCCAAGGCCGCTGATGCAATGCAGCGCTACAAGCAAGCTATGTCCGAAATGCCGCAATACCAGGCGGCAAACACGGACTATGAATCACTGATTAGGCAGCAGAATCTACAGGACAAACTTGCGCTGAATGAACTCAACCTGGCAGCCCTTCAAGGTCGCCGAAATGCTGGACTGATCACGGAAACTGAATATCTGAAGCGGCAGTACGATTTGAGGCTAGCCAACCTGAAGGTGCAGCAGGATGCTGCTAAGACGGAAATGGAGCGTCAAGGAGATGCCCTTAAAAAGGCAACGATCAATGGTGACCTGCTGGATCGGATGAAGGCGCTGAAAAGCTTTGAGGGTGCTAGACAGCAATACAACCAGACCACCTATGCGATAGAAGCTGCAAAGGCAGAGGGTTCTGGCGACACCACAGGACTGCAGGGGGCGCAAAAGGTAATAGACCTGACGCGCCAGTATGGAGCCCTTGCCGCTCAGCTGGACTACGTTCGCAAGAATGGCGTCCAGATGGCAGATACGCTCAAGCAGACCACTGAGTACGACCTGTACAACAAAAATGGTGCGCTTTTTGGTCTTGACGACAAGCAGAAGACCAAGATCATGGACCTGGTCAAAAGCATATCTGCGATGAACCAGGAGCTGAAAGACAAGCAAGCGCTTTCTGAGTACGAAAAGCGCACCAAGATGATTATCGCCGAAGCTGAGGCAGTGGGCATGAGTGTGGCGCAAAAGCGCGAACTGATTGCTGCCCAAGAGTTGGAAAACCAAGGCATACGCCGTGGCACGCCCGAGTTCGAGGCTGCTCTTAAAAAACGCCTCGCAGGCCAGGCAGCACTTGATGATGCCCAGCGCAGTGCTGAGCGCGCGCTGTCCTCTTCGATTGAAGAGTACAGCCGCCGCGCTACCGATGGCGCCGCAGCTGTGCAGTCGGTGTTCGGGACCATCACCAAGGGCATGGAAGACAACCTGACCCAGTTCTTCATGACTGGCAAAGCAGGCTGGAAAGACTTTGCCAACTCGGTAGTGGAGCAGATCGTACGCATCCAGATGCAGAAAGCGATAGCGGGCAGTTTGGACGCAGCGAAGACAACCAGTATTGGCCAAGCAATCAGCAGCTTCTTCGCTAGCGCCAATGGCAACGCTTTTGTTGGCGGCCAGCCGCTAACGGCGTTCGCCAACGGCGGCGCTTTCACCAACACGATAGCCAAAGGCCCCACCATCGCGCCCATGGCGCTATTTGGCGAAGCGGGCCCGGAGGCCATCATGCCGCTGGCGCGGGATAGCTCTGGCCGGCTGGGCGTACGGTCCAGCAGCGAAGGCACTCAGGCAGTAGCTGTCTCGGTCAACGTGACAAATGCCAGCAGCCAGCCGGTGAGTGCCAGCGCCAGCCAGCCCAAGTGGGATGGCAAGCAGTGGGTGATTGGCGTGGTGCTGGAAGACCTTAACCGTGGCGGCCCCATCCGCCAGGCAATCGGGAGAATGTAATGCCCTTACCTGTTTTGCCCGATTACGTGATGGTCGAGCTGGATTCCTACAGTGAGAAAGCTGATTACGGCGTAAAGCGCACCGACACGGACGGAGGGCTGCCAAAGCAACGGCCAACCCGCAGCCTGCCGATTACCACGCGCAGCTGCACACTGTTGATTGACGGTGCCATGGCTAAAGCCAAGTTCGATGGCTGGGTGCGGTACGACCTGGCCGGTGGTTCTGGCTGGTTCACGCTGGATATGTTCCCGTACCCGGCTACGCTGGTGCTGGACTTCGCCAGTGGTTTCTACGGCCAAGACCTGCCGCTGCAGGCGCGCTTCACCGGTTCACCGCCGGAGATGAAGCCGCGGGGCCGCGATAAGTGGTCCTGCTCAACAACAATCGAAACGATCGGATAGCCCCGCCCAGTGCGGGGCTTCTGCTTTTCTGGAGCCTGATATGCCCCGCACTTTATCCGAGGCGGCACGGCGCAATCTGAACGCCACCAGTGCCGCCGAACCGCTGTTGACCCTGCTGGAAATCACCCACCCCGACCTGGCCGCGCCGGTGCGCGTGGTGAACGACGTGCAGGACATCACAGCGCTGGGTGCTGTGTTCGTCGCGTGCGCCTTCACCATCCAGCTGCCGGAAGAAAGCGATGGCCGTGTGCCGCAGGCGCAGCTCACCGTCGACAACATCGGCCGCGAGCTGGTGCAGTGGATTGAGCTGTCGCGCGGCGGTATCGATGCGCAGTGCCGCATCCTGCAGCTGCTGCGCAGCCAGGCGTCGGTCATCGAATACGACATCACGCTGGACATGTCCGGCATCGAGGTGTCGCAAACCACGGTAACCGCCACGCTTGGCTATGTGGATTTTCTGAGCAAGCAGGCCGTGGCCATCAGCTACCGGCCAGAAACTGCGCCGGGGTGCTTCTAATGGCGCACTGGTCTGATGCTTACATGGGGCGCGAGTACGATCCCGACATTGCCCACTGCGGGACTCTGGCCCAGGCCGTAGCGCGAGACATACTGGGGATGGCTGTGTGGCTGCCAGCCGTGCCTGCACGCCAGCCATTTGCCCGCAGCCGGCAGATACGCGCCCACCGCGACGACTTAGCCGAGCGCGTGCCCGGCCCTCTGGATGGCCACCCTGTGCTGATGCTGGCGCGTGGCCGTCTGCAGCACATCGGCGTGGCGTGCGATATCGGCGGCACCTGGTACGTGCTGCACGCCGACGATGGCTTTGGCGAGGTCATCCGACGGCCGCTGCGCCAGCGCGGTGACATGCACTTTGTTGACGATTGCGTGATCGAAGGGTTTTACAAATGGAAATGACCTTGCCACAAGCGGTTCGTGCGGCCTACCTGCCGCACCCGCTGACGACTGACGGCCGGCAGGTCTACACCGAGCCGCCGAAACGCAATGAAACGCTGGGCGGTTACCTGCGCCGTCTTGGGATCGAGGTGGATACCCACCCGCACGCTATTCTGGTGAATGGCCAGTCACTGGGCGAGGCCTGGGCCAAATACCGGCTGCGCAAGGGGGATCATGTCCTTGTGCGCGCAGTTGTTCGTAGTACCAGTGGCGGCGCCGGCAAGGTGCTGCGCACCGTGGCCCTGGTGGCGATTGCGATCTATGCCGCCCCCCTTGCTGGAGCGCTGACAGGCTTGGAATGGGGCGCCCTTGCAGGGATGAATACGCTGGCAGTGCAGGCGGGCATCATGATCGCCGGCAGTATGCTGGTGAATGCAGTGCTACCCCCGCCAATGCCGAGTGTTGGCTCTGTCGGTGCGGGCTCGTCAGTAGAGCAGTCACCTACCTACAGCCTCAGCGGTGCCCGCAACCGCATTCGCAAGTACGAGCCGATGCCGCTGGTGCTGGGCCGTCACCGTATCGTGCCGGACATGGCAGGCCAGCCCTATACGGTTTTCGAGGGGCAGGACCAGTATCTGTACCAGGCTTTCCACTTCGGCCTGCAGTCTGACCTGCAGCTGTCCGATCTCAAGATCGGCGACACGCTGCTTAGCTCATACCAAGGCGTCACCATTCATCACGCCGGCGCCGATGGCAAGCTCCCTGCCGAGTTCGGTAACGTGGACACGGAAAGTGGCCGCGAGATCGCCCAGGCAGATGGCTGGGTGACACGCACGACGGCGGCCGACTGTATCGGTATCGGCGTCGATATCCAAGGTGTTGCTTACTACGCCCGCGACGATGGCGGCATCGATAACCGCACCATTTCGTACGAAATCCAGTATCGCGCCACTGGGACCAGTGGCGCCTGGCTGACGTTTGCGGGCGGCAGCTTTGTGCTGACGGGTGACTCGGTCAACGTCACGCGGCAGTCGATCTACAGCGCCGTGGCCCGTGGCCAGTACGATGTGCGTATTCGCAAGACCAGCGCCGACGTGGACACCACCCGCGACAAGCGCCAGCTTGCGTTGGCCCAGTTGCGTAGCCACCAGTTTGATGGCGCGGACTACACCGGCCAGCGCCGTGTGGGCATCAAGATCAAGGCCAGCAGCCAGCTGAATGGCTCGCTGGACGAGCTGTCCGCCGTAGCTCAGCACACTGTGCCCGTGTGGACAGGCAGTGCTTGGGCGAGCCAGGTCAGCCAGAACCCTGCGTGGTTGCTGCTCTACTTCCTGCGCGGTCGCTTTATCGGTGGCCGCCGTGCCTGGGGTGCAGGCCTGCCGGACAGCCGCATCGATATCGACAGCATCAAGCAGTTTGCCGCCTGGTGCGATCGTAAAGCGCTTACCTGCAGCATGGTGCTGGACCGTGCGGCCAGCATCAAGGCGGTGGCAGAGCAGATCGCCCGTTGTGGCCGCGCCCAACTGACGTGGCAGTCGGGTCGCTACGGCGTGGTGTGGGATGACGACAGCCTGCCCTATGTGGCCACCTTCGGACCGGCCAACATCGTGGCGGGTACTTTCCGCGTGTCGTACGCCAGCGGCCAGATGGCCGACGAGATCATCGTTAACTTCGCCAACGCGGCCAAAAACTGGGAGGCCGACAGCGTCCGCAAGGTGGTGCCGGGGGTGGTTAACCCGGGTAATCCGGTGACGTTGGACTTTGTCGGCTGCACGACAGTGGACATGGCTGGCCGCGAGGCTGCCTTGCTGGCTGCCGCCCAGCAGCTACTGCGCCGGAAGATCAGCTGGGAGACCGACGTGGAAGGCCTGGTCGCCACCAAGGGTGACGTGGTGATGATCAGCCACGATATGGTGAGCTGGTCGCACTCTGGCCGCCTGGTAGCTGGCAGCCGCAGCGCGCTGGTGCTGGACAAGCCTGTACCGCTGTCTGCCGCTGGCTACGTCGGCGTGCGCTTCCCGGATGGCCGCTATGCCACTTACCGTGTGCAGCCCGGCGAGGGCGAAAGCACACGGCTGCAGCTGCGCGACCTTATCCCCGCGTCTGACGGTCTGGCGCCGCTGCCGGTACCGGATGACGGCGACGGCGCGCCCTGCGACTGGCTGTGGTTCTACGACCCTGCCGCGCAGCCCGGCAAGTTGGTGAAGATCACCGACGTGGCCCCGACAGATGACGGCTTCCGCTTCGTTGCAGTCGATTACCTGCCGGAGTACTACGCGGCAGAGGGAGGCGGCTATGTGTACTCGCAGCCGCGCCCCGTCAAGACGCCCGCCGTGGGCTACCTGTCGCTGTCGGAGACATCGCGCGTCACCACCGATGGCCGCCGTGTGCCGGTGTTGGCCGCAAGCTGGGCGCCAGCTGCCGGCGCTGGCCAGTACCTGTTGCGCTGGCGTAGTGCTGGCGGCGAGTGGCGCGAGCGTACAGTCACTGGCACCGGTTACCAGCTGGATGCCGAGCCTGCCGTTTATGAGGTAGCAGTGCTGCCGGTGTTTGGCGGCGTGCCCGCGCTGACGGCCACCACGGCCAGCATCACCATCAGCGCCGCCGCTGCCGCGCCGCCTGGTCCGGTGGGCTTTGCTGCCACCGGCGGGCCAGCTCAGGTTGTACTGCGCTGGAGCTATCCGGCTCCGGCGCTGGCGGGTATTCGTGGTGTCGAGCTATACGGCAAAGTCGGTACCGGCTCCAAGGTGCTGCTGGTCTCGTTGGCACACCCAGCCGACCAGTGGACGCACCTGGGGCTGTCGGTGGGCGTGGTGGTGTCGTACGAGCTGGTGCTGGTAGATAGCTGGGGTAATCGCTCAGCCGCTGCCACTGCCAGTGCCGCAGCCGTCAAAGACAGCAGTCTGCTACAGCAGCAGTTGGAGGGGGATGTCGGCACGCCGCTGCTGAAAGACGCCGCGGTCAATACGCTGAAGATCGGCGCCAACGCCGTGACCTTGCCCGCTACTGCCCAGGGCACGACAGGCTGCAGTCTGACCATGACCATCCCGGCAGAGGCTGCCGGCCAGCCGGTGATTTGCAGCGTGTCCACAGTCACCAACATGAACGGTGCGCCCGGCTACAGCTACTACGACACGCGCCGCATTGTGCGGCTTTTCCGAAACGGCAGCTTGGTGCGCGAGGTGCGCGACAGCACGTCCAGCGCACAGAACGTGCATGACCTGGCCACTAGCTTCACGGTAATCGACGTGCCGCCGGCTGGCACACACACCTACAACGTCCAGGTGCGTAACTGGGATGACACAGCGAACGCCGGCAGCTGGACCACGCTGGTGGCCACGCTGGCTAAACGATAGGAGGGCTGATGAAGCCATACACCGTTTATGACCTGGTCACCGGCCAGATTCACTGGTCTGGCGTCTGTGCTGATGACGACTATGAGCATCAGCAGGTGCCGGACGGCGCGGGCATCCTTCCGGTGCCCGCCACGCCTGGGGCGCAATATGTCGATGTAGCCAGCAAGCAGCTGGTCGATATCCCCGCGCAGCCGGATGTCTGGCACGTGTGGGACGCCACCGGCCATGTCTGGGAGCGCCTGCCGCAGCCCGAAATCGATGCTGCGCTGTGGGCAGCCGTCCGTGCCCAGCGTGACGAGCGCCTGCGTGCTGACGTGGACAGCATCAATGCCCCGCGCTGGCTGTCGATGTCGCCAGATCAGCAGGCGGCGTGGCAGGCCTACCGGCAGGCGCTGCTCGATGTAACGCTACAGCCCGACCCGTCGGCCATCGTCTGGCCGGCCAAGCCCGAGTAACCCACGCCCCGCCACTGAGCGGGGCTTTTTCATTGGAGGCCGTATGGCTGATTTGTACCCATCTACTGTGCAGTTCCCGTCCACGCTGCCGTCTGAGCACGGCATCAGCATTGCCGGTGGTTCTGCTGACAAGCTGGCCAAGACGGTTCGCCAGCTTTACGTGGGCACCGGCGGCGATGTTGTCGTGCGTATGGAGTCTGGCGCCGAGCTTACTTTCAAAAACGTGCAGTCTGGCCAGATGCTGGGCCCGTTCTTCATCAGCCACGTGCTGCCGGGCACCAGTGCGGCCGACATGGTGGGGCTGTGCTGATATGCGGCTCGGTCTTGGTCTCTCTCTCGTAGATCGCCGCCAGCGCCAGCAGCGCGGCCCTGGCACGCCGCAGGCCACTCTGTCGCTGGACTTCACCCGCCGCAACTACCGCCAATGGCAGGCGCCGGAAGCCAGCCTGGCACTGGACTTTGCGGCCCAAGTTTTCAAATGGAGGCAATAACATGCCGATGATGCAAAAAACGCTGGCTGAGGTGCTGACCGTCGCCCGCGCCTCTGCAGGCACGGTTTTCGACGCCGCTGGCAACCTCACGACCGTTGCGGCTAACCTGCCGCGATTCGACTATGACCCTGTGACCAAGGCCTTCAAGGGGTTGCTGATTGAAGAGCAGCGGACGAATCTGATTCTCAACTCCACAGCCGCGACTGCAGTAGACGGGGCATTGGTTGATAGTGGGTACGCAAATTCGCCAGCAGGAACCCAGACCGCGCTGCGCTTGAGAAATACGCCAAACGTAAGCTCCAGACTGGGAATTCCTGCATCCGCACTGCCGGATGGTACTTATACCCGAAGCCTATTCGTCAAGCCCGTTGGTCAGAACTCGACAGTTGTTTTCGAAGGTGTTGGCGGGCCCGCTGGCAATGGTGGTGCGCTTTCTTTTGATGCAGTTGCCAAGGCTTTTTCGGGCAATACCTCGCTGCCCATTGCTTATGGGTACTCGGAGTGTGGCAACGGCTGGCTGAGGGTTTGGGTTACGGCTGCGAAAGGTCCGGCAAATATTTTCTCGTCAGCGCTCTACATCGGCAGTTACGGCGCAGGTGCGGTGCAGCATGAGTTTCTTGCATGGGGATTTCAAGTTGAGGCTGGTGCCTTCATGACTAGCCACATCCCCACTAGTGGTGCGGCTGCTACCCGCGCAGCCGATGTGGTGCAGGTAATCGACGGCCTGTGGCGTGGCAATAGCGCGCACACGCTGTATGTGGAGGCCAGCCGGCCGCAGATTTCCTTCGGTGTGTTTGCTGCTTTGCGAACTGCCGGGGGCGGCAACGAGATTTTTATTGAGACGGGGGCGGGCAATCCGGCCCAGCAGCGCGTGCGGGTTAGTGCCGCGTCTGTCCAGCAGGCGCTTATCTCGACATCTGCGAGTGCTGTTGCTGGGCAGGCGTACAAAATGGCGGGTACTGTCTCCAGCGGTCGAGCTGCCTTCGCGCAGGATGGTGTGCTGATAGGCGCCCAAGCTGGAGTGCAGCTTCCCAGCGTACAAATGCTTGTGCTCGGCAGTGGTGCCACATCTGGCTTTCTCAATGGCCACATCCGCAACGTCCAGTACACCGACCGAGTGCTGTCCGACGCTGACCTGATCGCGGTCTCTCTGAAAGGCCTTGCTGCATGATGACCGACCTGTACCTCCGTCACACTGACCGTGGCGCCCTGATCGCCGCAATGGCGGCACTGGCCCTGCTTGATGCCGATAGCCACATGCTGCCCGAGCTGGGGGCCATGGCTGAAATAGGCCAGCTGCACCGCGACCTGCCCGCCGACACCGCGCCGGATGCCGTGCCCGAGCTGGTCACCGATGCCGAGGGCGTGCCGTTCTACCACATCAACGTCCGCTTGCAGGGCGATCTGGCCGGTGCTGCCGACCGCGCCACCGCTGCCGGTGCTGACCCTACCGCTGTGGCCGCTGCCGTGGCGCTGCTGGACCAGCCGCCGCCGGTAACGCCCCGTCAGGTGTGGCTGTGATCGTCGCGGCCTGGCTGGCCGGTATCGCCGCCGTGTGCGCCCTGGTCCGGGGTGCCAACCTT